AGTCCTAAATCCTCTATTTTTGGCGGTTTCGTCCGAACTGGCACCAACTGGCCACGCTCAGCCCCGACTAGAAACCATCACTAAAAGTGGTGGACTATCGCACGCTGCGGTAATTGGGGATTTCTCAGAGAAGGTGTTAGGCGTCACTTTGCAGCCTTGGCAAACACGGATATTGCACGGCATGACCGAATTGAACGATGCCGGCAACTTTGTTAACCGTGTTGGTTTATGTTCCGTAGCGCGTCAAGCCGGCAAGACGACCGCCATGGCGGCCTTGGTTGGCAGCTGGTTGGCAACCCAAGGTTTTGGGCGCGGCAAACCCCAAACCGTCATTACATGCAGTCACCAACTCGACTTATCTACTGCGCTATTTAAGTACCTTGCGCCTATTCTTGGTGCCAAGTTCAATGCAAAGATTTCGTGGTCATACGGCCGCATGAACCTAGAGATGCCAGACGGCAGCACTTGGCTGGTGCGCGCAGCTACTCCACAAGCCGGGCACGGTTATAGCGCCGACCTTATTTGTGTTGACGAGGTGTGGAGTGTCAGCGAGGCCGCCATAGATGAAGGACTTTTACCGTCCCAGCGCGCCCGCAAAAATCCTTTAATGGCCATGTTTAGTACAGCGGGTACGCCGGAAAGTAAAGCCTTATTACGCTGGCGAGAGCAAGGCATAAGAGCCATTGACGCGCGCCAACACGGCCCGTTGTACTTTGCTGAATACAGCCCGCCTAGCAACATTGACCCGATGACCCCAGAGGCTTGGGTTTACGCCAACCCCGCTCTTGGTTACACGCTCGACATGTCAGTTATTGAAGCTGAAGCCAAGGCCCCAAACCGCAACGCGTTTTTGCGCGGCTCGGTTAACTTGTGGACTAGTTCACATTCGGGCTGGTTAGAAAACGGGTTATGGGAAGCGTGCCTATACACCGGTGAAGTCCCATCGGGGGGCGTGTTAGCCGTCGAGCAGTCCATAGACGAAAATCGTTACGTGGGGGTGCGTGCCGTGCGCGTAGAAAATAAGACAGTAATAACTACCGCTTTTGACGTAGACAACATGGCCGAAATGTGGGCATGTGTCGAGCGCGAAGTAGAACGTAACCCGCAGCTGCGCATCGCCATAACGCCAGTCTTAGAAACCCATTGCCCGCCCAAGCATGAGCGCCGCCGCACCATCGTTGGCTACCGTGAGCTACTAAAATGGACTCTTGCCGTCCGGTCACTAATCGTAGAAAACCGCATCGGTCAAACTGGCGAAAAACTATTAGCCGAACACGTCGAGCGCGCCGTCATGATAAAACACCAAGGCAGTGTGGCGCTCAGCTCTACCCGTAGCCCGGGGCCTATTGAGTTAGCCCGGTGCATGGTATGGGCCGCCGCTTTAGAGTCGCGCCCAAGTTCTGCCGGCAAACCTTTACTTGTTATCAGCAGGTAGTACACTCACTTGTGGACAACCGGCCATTTCGTCGGGATTTGGTCGGTTATCCACATTTACCCACATAGGAAATGGCAAGATATCCACATGGCTTTATTTGGACGTAACAAAGTTGCCGCAGTAGGCACTTCACAAGACCCAGAAATAAAAGCCGCCGTGGGCTATGGCTCTGGCGGTAATGCTGGCGCGTCCCAAATAAACAATTTCTATGCGTACACCAATGGCGAAATGCGCCAAATTGCTATGCGCGTACCGACCATCAGCCGCGCTCGTGACCTTATGGCCAGCGTCATTGGTTGTCTAAAACTTGAAATGTTCCGCGACATTTGGAACGGCAACGAGATGGAAGAAGTACCACTTGCCCCCCGCGCATGGCTCGCTCGTATAGACCCAAACGTAACTAACAACTTTATTTTGTCGTGGACATTTGACGACCTTTTCTTTTACGGCCGCGCATTTTGGTACATTAAAAGCCGTACCGCCGACGGTTACCCCAGTTCCTATGAGCGTTTACCGGCCGCCATGGTCACGACACAGGACCAATCTGGTCCAGTGTGGTTCGGACCTTCTAACCAAGTTTACTTTTCGGGTTTACCTATTGAGTCCGAAAACCTTATTCAGTTTCTTAGCCCGGTACAAGGTTTGCTTTACACGTCGAGCGAAGCCATTACAACCAGTTTGCGTTTAGAGGCCAGCGCACGACGCAATGCGGAAAGCGCGATACCTGCGGGCGTTTTGAGGCAGGTCGGGGGCGAGCCTTTGAGCGGGCAAGAGCTCGCCGACATGGCAGCAGCATTTAACGCTGCGCGCATGACAAACCAAACGGCAGCACTAAACGAGTATTTAACATACGAGGCCACTACGGCAACGCCCGACCGCATGATGCTGGTTGAGTCGCGCGACTTCCAAGCTCGTGAAATCTGCCGGGCCGCCAATATCCCCAACTACCTTGCTGGCATTGACCAAGGCTCATATCAATACACCACGTCGGCAGGTGCCCGCGCCGACCTATACCTATTTGGTGCCAAGGCCTTTATTGACTGCATTAGCGAAACCTTGTCAAGCGACAACGTACTGCCCCACGGCACTTACGTTAAGTTTGACGTAGAAGAATACCTAAGCGAGTCCTACCTAGGCGACTCTCAAGTAGAAACAGAAACAACAATAGAAACCCCGAGGTACGCAAATGATTAGGTTTACCCCCAGCTCTTTTACTGTCGAGGCCGCAAAAGGCGCAACACCTAAGCGCACAATTTACGGTTTAGCCGCGCCATATAACGTGGCCGCACGTACCAGTACGGGCCAAGAGGTGCTTTTTTTGCCGGGCAGTTTGCCAGTTGACGGCCCCGCACCAAAACTCATGCAGTACCACGACTCGACAAAGCCCATTGGCATTGTGACCGAGCGCGTAGAAACACCCGAAGGCGTAATGTTTGCAGCTCGTATCTCGGCCACCCGTGCCGGCGACGAAAGTCTCACACTCGCACAAGACGGCGTGCTTGACTCGGTCTCAGTTGGGGCGACCCCGACAGAGTGGACAATGGTTGACGGCGTTATGCACGTCACCGCCGCTATTTGGTCAGAGTTAAGCATGGTTTCCGAAGGCGCGTTTGCCGATGCGAAAATCCACCAAATTGCTGCACAGTCTGATATAACATCAGTAGAGACGGAACCCGACACCGACGAGAACGAAACCGAAGAAGAAACTACAGAAACCCCAGAGGAGTCACCCGTCATGGAAAACCAAGCACCAGTAGTAGAGGCATCAACACCTACAGCGCCTTTGTGGGCAACTGCTAAACCACAATTTAAGTTGCCATCACCTAGCGAATACATTGCAGCAATGGCAGCAGGCAGCACCGCGTTTGCTGAAATGAACGCACGCATTAAAGCAGCTGCGCCAGACATCACCACAGCCGATACACCAGGTATCTTGCCCGAGGTCATCACCGGCAGCGTGTACGACTCGCTTAACCCCATTCGCCCGTTTGTCACCGCTATTGGTACAAAAGCAATGCCAACCGCTGGCGCAACATTCCGCCGTCCAAAAATTACGGTACGTCCAGTAGTAACACAACAGCCAACCGGTCAACTCAACACGCTCGACCCATCAACCGTAACCGTTGCCAACAACGACGTAAGCAAACTTACTTTCGGAACTTACGTAACCGTTTCGGAACAAGACCTTGACTGGTCAGACCCCGCGTCAATCAACATCATTCTTGAGCAGTTGGCAATCGCCTACGGTCAAGCAACCGACAACTACGCGGTAGACACTTGCCACGCAGCAATCACACAGACCAGCAGCGTTGCAGACACAGCAGTAGGCGCTGACTGGGTAATCGCAATTTATGAAGGCGCCCGCCAAATCTCAGCAAGCTCTAACTACTTGCCAACCCACATGGTTGTAACCCCAGCCAGTTGGGCGGCTCTTTCGAGCGCTGTAGACGACTCAGGCCGTCCGCTTTTCCCATACGCTGGCGCAGCAAACTTAAGCGGTCAAAACGCCGCTGGTACAGCCGCAGCAAACACTTGGAACGGCAACCCGCTTGGCCTCGTTTTGGTAGTTGACAAAAACGCGCCCGGTTCATTCATGGGACACGCAGCAGGCCCAGCCGCAGGCTTCGAGTTCTACGAGCAGATGAAAGGCGCTATTTCGGTAGACGTGCCAAGCACGCTCGGCCGCACTATCGCTTTCCGTGGTTACGCCGCCAGTTTCATGGCAGACGCAACTAAGTTCGTCAAGTTCGTCTAACCCGAAAGGCGGTTATCCGCCATGGCGGTTTACACAATTACGCACAAGCAAATCGTTGATAACTACGGCGTTTTGCAACTGCTCACTAACGCAATAATTCAGCCCGGCGACAGCATCACAGTGGCGGCCGTTGACGCAACATTCAACGGCACGCGCACTGTTTATGCTTGCCCGCAGTTTTATTACTTAGGCGTAGACGAATACGGCGACTTGCTTTACAACTATGACTTGCCATTACCTAACCAAGTCTTATTTAAGTTGACAGCGGCAGACGTCGAGCGCGGCCCAGCCACCGGCACGCTTACGTATGCGCCTACATGCACTTGGATTACCGCCACCCAAATTGAAGACTGGTTAGGCATCGGTACCGCAACCGTGGCCGATACAACATTCTTAACTCAGTGCGCGTCAGCTGCAAACGCCTTTGCGTTTCGCCGACGTCAAGAGTCCGGCTGGATAGATAGCCCAAGCAGTAGCCCAAGTGGTGACGTAACGCTTGGCACCATTCAGTACGGCGGCATGTTGTACCGCCAGCGCGGCAGCATTGACTCGTTCGCCAGTTTTGGCGACGGTGGCGCAGTGACCGTTACAGGCCTGTCAGGCGTCATCAAACAACTGCTCGGCATTGACAGACCGCAAGTGGCCTAGCGCATGCCAGTGACCTTTACAGACCTCTTTAACGAGGCTCTAGACGACCTAGTAGCAACGCTCAGCGCCGTAAGTGGCTTGCAGGTAGTAAATGACCCGCGCAATTTGTGCCCCCCGTGCGTTTTCATTGACGCGCCAACATTCGAGGCGTTTAACTTCAACATCGTAAAAATGTTGTTCCCCGTGCGCTGCATTACTCTTGGGCCAAACAACCTAGACGCGCAACGGTCACTGATGAACCTTGCCGCCAAGGTTATTGGCGCTAAAGTTGGTGTTCAGGACGGCCGCCCAACTATTGCCATTATTGGTGGTGCTGAGTATCCGGCCTACGACTTGACCATAGCCATGCAGGCCCAAACCGGTTAGGAAAACATGTACGTAGTAAACAGTCCCAGAGTCGGCATCGTCGGCGAACCTTTTAACCCAGACGGCCACGACGTCGCCTACCTTTTGGCTGGCGGTTTCATTGTCGAGAAATCACACACTAAGCCCGCAAAATCTGCTAAAACAGAACTAGAAGAAACACCCGAGGAGTAAACCCCATGGCAACCAGTACCTATCTCTCAAACCCAAACGTCCTCATCGGCGCGGTTGACGTGTCAGACCAATGCACAAGCGTGACATTGAACTACACGGTAGAAGCACTTGAAAGCACCGCATTTGGTGGCACTGCTCGCGTTTACACTGCTGGCCTACAGTCCAACGAACTTACGTTAACAATGTATGCGAGCTACGCATCAAGCGAGTCTTACGCAACATTGGCACCACTGGTCGGTACACAAATTGCAACCATTATTGTTTCACCAGCTGCGCCAGCGACACCCGGCACGTACACCGCAACTAACCCGGGCTTCACTATCTCGGGCGGATATTTAGAAACGCTGCCAAGCATGAACGCGTCAATGGGCGAACTTGCCACCATGGATATTGTTATTCGCGGCGGCATCTACACCGTAGACGTAACCTGATAACAACTAACCCGAAAGGTAGCCCGACATGCAGTTAAGGCTCAAAGTACAACGCCAGAACGAAGATGCCTACGAGGTAACCACTAACCTTGCCGTCATTGTTGCGTGGGAACGACGCTTTAAGCGCCGCGCAAGTGACTTAGGCTCAGGCGTTGGCATGGAAGATTTAGCCTTTATGGCTTACGAGGCTAGCCAACGCTCCGGCATTATTGTGCCCGCGTCGCTCGACGCGTTTATTAACACCATTGAGAACCTAGAAGTAGTAGACAGCGAGCCGGCAACTTTTACCGTGCCGGAACTATCCGGCGACAGTTAGCAGAGCTTCTATTACACACGGGCTGGTGGCCCCCAAGTGTAGACTTTGAGTTACCAGACTTAGCCACCGTGATAGATGTACTTGAAAGGCAACGTAAAAAAAATGCCCGCTAGCGCGTCTTATCAGGTTTACGGTATCCAAGAGGCCTTGGCGGAAATAAACAAGGTTGACCGCGTTTTACGCCGGCAGATTACTAAAGACATTCAGTCTGGCGCGGGTACTCGACTTGTGACCGCGGCCCGCTCGTTTATTCCGACGGCCCCGCCGTTGTCGCGCATGGGTAATGGCAACATGATTAAAGGCCGCGACGGCACGGGTTGGTCACGCGCCCGTGTCATCGCTGGCATTCGCACTGTGGTTGGCAAACGTGGCCAGCGTGCCCGCACTGTAAGGTTCTCTAACGGCCGTACAGCCGATTTTAAGGCGACGCAATACCAGTTGCTGGTTCTACAGCAGCGCGACGTTGCCGGCGCTATCTGGGACCATGCAGGCATCAGAGGTGGCGGGCAGTTTGTTACTAACCTTTTAGCTGAAGGCGAGCACGTCGGCCCCGCAGCTGCGCCCCGCGCACTAGAACCAGCTGCCGAAAGTGTGCTACCCGCCGTCGAGGACGAGGTAGGCAAGATAGTTGAGCGCGTTATGACTATTGTTAACCGTAACCTTGTAACGACTAGGACGCGCTAACCATGGCTATCAACATTCCGATTATTTCGTCTCTCAACACGAAAGGATTTGACGCCGCCAAAAAAGAGTTTGCAAGCCTGCAAGGTTTTGGCGCTAAGTCTGGTTTCCTGCTACAAAAAGCAATGCTTCCCGCCGCTGGCGCTGTCACCGCATTGGCTGGCGGTCTCGGTATGGCTGCCAAGGCAGCAGCAGCAGACGAAAGAAGCTCAAACCTTTTAGCCCAACAGTTAAAACGCACGCTTGGCGCTAACGATGAAGTAACGGCCAGCATGGCTAGGTTTGTAGACCAGACGCAATTAGCCACAAACGTGACCGACGACGAGTTGAGGCCGGCTTTGTCGGGTTTGGTGAGGTTCACGAAAGACGCTCAAAAAGCCCAAGACCTTTTAACTTTAAGTGTCGACACGGCAATAGCAACCGGTAAGGATTTAACCGCTGTCAGCACCGCTATTGGGCGTGCGTATGACGGCAATTTTACGAGCTTAAAGAAGTTAGGTATTCCGCTTGACGACAACATAATTAAAACAAAAGACTTTGCGGCAGCACAAAAAGCGTTAACCGACCAATTTGGTGGTGCGGCAGCTGCAAACATGAACACTTTTGAAGGCCGCTTAAAGAACGTCAAAATACGTTTTGACGAGTTTGTAGAAACTATTGGCTACAAAGTCTTGCCCATTGTTGACTCACTATTACGGAATGTCACAAAACTTGTGGACATTTACGGCCAAAAAGGTTTAGGCGGCGTACTTGACACTATCAAACAAAAGTTTTTAGACACTCGTAACGCGGCCGACGGCACCGTAAGCAGCAACGGCAAGTTATACAACGCAGCAGTAAAAGTTCGTAACGGCTTTACGTACATGTTTAACGCGGCGCGCCAGTTGTCAAACGATTTAGTAAGTACAGAGTTTCGCATCACAGAACTAAAAAAGGCTGTAGGCACCGACTTCACAAAGCAGTTGGATTTCAGCGTTAACTCGATGAAAGAAATGGCTAAGGCCATGAACCTTGTATCGGTCATGGGGCCAGTAGCGTCGCGTAATTTAAGCGAGTTCCGCAAATACGCGCTTGACATGGCACCAGTACTAGCCCAAGAACGCTTAGACAAACTAGCCGCAGCTGAAGAAGCCGCCGGCAAGGCAGCCACGGCAGCCGGCATTGCTAACGATAAAGCTAAAGAAAAAGCGGCAGCGCATACCGCAAAAATTAAACGGCAAGCAGAGGCAGCAAAAGAGGCAGCGAAAGCACTAGCCGAAGATTACGCCCGCGCATTGGAAGACGCAGCACAGCTCGTAAAAGATAAGTTTGCGCCCGCGCTCATGCGTGCCAATGAGCAACTGACCAAGGCAACCGACACCTACAACAACTTCTATAACGCAACCCGAGATGTGGTGCGCGGCATATTCAATGTCGGCGACGCCTGGACTACAGCAGCCGACAGCGAAGGCGCAAAAACCTTTTTTGGTGTACTTGACGAGCAAGCCGCCAAGGCTGGCAAACTTGCTACCGGCATAGAAAAACTTATCGCAGCCGGGCTAGACGACCCCGCACTACTCAAGTCCATTCTTGACTCTGGGGCAGATGTAGGCCTAGAGATAATTAACGGTCTACTTGCCGGCGGTAAAGCGTCCATAGACAAACTGGTAGGTATCTCTGGCACCATCAACGCAGCTGCCGACCGCATAGCAAAATTGACAGCCGATAAATGGTTCAAATCAGGCGTTGACCAAGCCACCAAAATTGTCGAAGGCGTCAACAGCGTCATTGCTAACACCGAGTTTCTACTAAAGTTTGCGGCAGACCCGGCAAGCGTCACGGAAATTGGCCAGCAGTTAGACGCTAGCCTTGGCACCGTCATGGCTGGCGGTACGCCTACGTTGACTTCTAACCCGTTTGGCGGGGTGCTTGGCAGCATTAACACCAGCAGTAATCAAGACATGTCAGGTTTTGGCGGTGGCAACGTCAGCTCATCGAGCGTCACTATTAACGTGAACGGCGGTGACCCGAACGCAGTAGTAAGCGCGCTACGCACCTACATGCGGCAAAACGGGTCGGTACCCATCAAGGTAAGCAACAACTACTAATGGCCGTACAACAATACTACGTAGACGTACAGCTACCAGACGGCACCAGCCGTACCACATTAGGCAACGTTCAAAGCGCGTCTTTTAAGAGTGGGCGCGAAAGCCAGTTAGACCAATACTCGACAACGACCGGCACTGTCGTTATACGTCAACCAAACACGCCTAGCGCACTTTTAATACCGGGCAATCAGCTCATTATCTGGTGGGATAGACCCGGCTCGTCTTTTGACATTGCCCAATTTATTGGCAACATTACAAACGTTTCGCTCGCCTACGGTATTCCATACGCCGGCGGGGTCGCAAACGCCGACTATTTAACTGTCACACTCGAAGGCCAGTTTGCTCAAGCGGGGCGCGTCTCTGGTGCTGGTTACGCCATGGCAGCAGACACCGCACTAAACCAGTTTTCAGCAGCTCGCACCGCATCAGGTTTGCAAATGCAAATAGCCGGCAACGGTTTTAACACGCCTCTTGCAGCGACAACAGTTAACGGCACATGGGGCGACTGGTTGGCCAGCGTTGCGCTAACAATTAACGGCCGCCTAGTTGACAACGCCAACGGCGTGACAGTGCGTACCCCGTTTTTTTCCGAGCCGGCTGTAATTGCTTTTAGCGACACGACTAATAACGCCACTAACCAAGTTTATGACCGAATTAACTTTGACGCGCTCGCCGATAACTACTACACCGAAATAACGGTAGACCCCGAGTCTTACGCAGCACAGACGGTACAAACTGGCGCTAAACCTTACCGCACTTACAGCGTAAACACGCTAAATAGTTCTACGGGGCAAGCGCTCGACTATGCCAACTATCTGCTAAACAACTTCAAAACGCCAAGGTTTGCTATCAGTTCTTTTTCTTGTTTAGCTAATGCACAAAATGACTTTAAGCTCTATGACTTGTCTAACACGTTTTCCACGTTGCAGGCCCCGTACCAGTTGCCGGGGGTGCAGGTTTCGGTCACGTTTCGCGGCACTACCTACGTTTGTATTATTGAAGGCGTAGCCGTCAGCATTACGCCCGGCGAAGCTCGATACACCTACTACGTCTCGGGCGCAGACCTTAACGCCTACCTAATCCTTGACAATGCTACTTTCGGCAAACTTGACTTGAATAGACTGGGGTACTAATGGCTATCAAAACTTTTACTACTGGCGAAGTGTTGACCGCTTCAGACACAAACACGTATCTAGCGAACAGCGGGCTTGTGTATATCAAACAACAAAGCCTCACAGGTACGGCTTCATCGCTTGTTGTTACTGACGCTTTTTCATCCACTTACGACAACTACCGCATTGTTTTTAATGGAACAGGTTCAACAGCCTTCAGTATCGCTGTTGGTCTAGGTTCCTCAACAACAGCATATTACGGCGTTTTGTGCTACGCCGACTCAAATACAAATACTCTTTTGGGCAACGGTCAAAGTAATCAAAGCATTTTGCGTTATGTCGGCGGTTGTAGCGGGGCATCTCAACCGGCTGTTGCGATTTTTGACGTATTAAATCCTTTTAAGACAACATATTCACGTTTTGCAAACGGGATATATCAAGACGGTGATTATTACGGCACTATGCAAGGAGAACACAGAGTTGCCTCTTCATTTACAGGTTTCACCTTGCAGACTGGTTCAGGAAACTTTACTGCTGGAACTGCATTTGTGTACGGATACCGAAAGGCTTAGTGATGGCAAAACCATTTATTCAAATAGACGATTTGTTGCGCGAAATGACAGAAGAAGAATACGAGGCGTTACTTGCTAGCGGTTGGACTGAAGAAGGCTTAGATGATTTGGCGGGTTAGTTTTGTGGCGCTTTTGTTTGCGTCAATCCTTGTAGCGTGCGGAGACCGTGAGCGCGTGAACTGCCCAGAAGTACGCACAAAAAACAAAGCGTTGCGCGCTGAAACGACAATAACTGTTGACACCGCCAGCCTTGGCAGTACTCGAATACTGGCAGACAAATGCCTATAATCCCGCCACCGCGCCACCCCGAAAGAATGACCAATGAACAAATAAAAGCGCGCCTAATTTTTGTAGTTGGTTGCGCGTTGTCATTTACATTTGTTTTTGCGACATGCTTTCTTTTATACAATCTTGCATTTGTAACCCAGCCGCTCGAAGTTTCGGATAATGACAAGTCGGCGTGGGCAACGTTGCAACCGCTTTTGCTTTTCCTCACTGGCAGCCTTGCCGGCCTACTCAGCGCAAACGGGCTCAAAGACAAACCGAAAGGCAAACAAGATGAATAACGACGACAAAAAAGGCCTACTAAAAATTGTGCGCGAAGCAGCTGCAAAACTCTTAACGCGCATAGCCGACATGATTAGCCGGCCATGAACTACACCGGCACCAGCGACGGCGCAGCCTTAGGCAAACGCCCAGGCACCGAAAAGTTCGTAGACATCATTAAGAAAAAAGGCTTTACAAACCTAGGCACTTGGGCCGTAAGAAACATGCGCGGCAGTGACCGCCTATCAGTGCACGCGACGGGCCGAGCGGCCGACATCGGCTACAAAGACAAAGCCACAGCCGCCATGTGGGCTAACTGGTTGGTAGCCAATTACGAGACTTTAGGCATTGAAGAAGTCCACGACTACGCCGGCACCACCAAAAAAGGCACCGAGAAATGGGGCCGCGGTTGGCGTTGTAATCGTGACGGCAAACCCGGTTGGAAAGACTGGACAGAAACCGCAAACGGTGGCACGCCCGGTGGATTATGGCTACACGTCGAGTTAACACCCGCCATGGCCGACGACCCACAAGCGTTTGTAGCGGCATGGAAAAGCGTTACGCCACCAACACCGCCCGTTAAAACCGTTACAGCATAAGGCTTTTAGCGCAAAGGCGCGCAAAGTCTCAATAACACCATTAAGGTTTTTACCTATCCCGACGAAAGGCAGAAACTATGAAACGACTACTTGGCGTACTCGCCACAGCTGCACTACTCATGCCGGCCACACAAGCTAGAGCGGCAGTAGAACCAAACTGCAACCGCTACAAACCATTGGCTTTAGAAGTTGGTTGGCACAAAAAAGACCTACCGCGGCTGATGCAAATATGTTTGCGCGAGTCCAAAGGCTTCGCCCGGGCTTGGAACCAGCGCGACCCATACACAGGCTCATACGGCATCATGCAAATAAACGGCAGTAACAAGCGTTTCCTTGTCGAGTCTGGGATAGTCCGCAAACACATGACCGAACTCTGGTCACCCCGCAAAAACCTTAAAGCGTCATTGGCACTATTTAAGCGCCACGGCTGGGCACCATGGAAAGGCAACAGCGCGCCAAAAATTGTGGTATGTTGCACCCGTTAGTTATTTTCAACCCGACTAGAAAAGAGACAACATGGTAAACCCGACTGACCATTTAGACCAAGCATTAGCCAACCTATGGGCGAACACTCGACCCAAGGCAACAGACGTGCTTATCCGCAATTTGCGCGCACACGCCTATTCATACGCAATGGACGATGCAGCATTATGCGAAGACTTACGTCAAGCCATCGGCCGGCTAGAACACCCCAGCAGCCTTGAGCCTAAGAAGCAAAGCATTATTGACCGTCTAGACGACATTGTGCAAGACCTGCACGGTTTAGGACTTACACAAGTTGGTGGCGAAATTGACCAGTTGCTTATTGCACATATCGAAGCATTGCGCGGTGCAAAATGAGAACGGCTTTAGGAGTTTTTGCGTTTGTTGGTGTCATGACAGTCTTTGGCTTGGTCACATTGTGGGCCGCCGACTGGATACAAAACTATGACGAAAGCGGCAGGTGGGAATAATGGCTTTTGACCTTTCCGAATACGTAGACGTAAAGACACGTCTTAAGCAAGCCTTAGCGCTTTACCCGCAGCTGCGCATTGTCGAGCACCGCCCAGAGATAACCCAAGTTGGTGACCAGCTCTTCATCGAGTGTTCGGTAACGGTAAGCCGTGACCCCGACGACCCGATACCCGTGACCGCTTACATGTTTGAGCCATACCCGGG